GAAGAAAACTAAAACTTTTCAAACACATTAGCGAACTGGATAGCCAGCATAAGGGCGAACAAAACAAAACAAAACATCATGTTAGAAGACAAGGACTACGAGTCAGTTTACGACTGGCTCAATGATTATACAACATCAATTGAGAAGATGGATGCAGTAGAACGCCGACAAGAAACGAGAGAAGATTATAGAGAAGAGTCGCAAATAAAAGCAGATTACTTAGATTATGTAGATGAATGGAAATGGCATAACAAGGAACAGAAACATCAGTTACTGGAAGCCTTTCTATACTCTATATCACAAACACATCAAATAGTACGCTGCAACTGTGGTAATACACATACTTTTACTACAATGGCGCAACGTGAAGAAGGAGAAATAGCCATTGATGAGCCGACTATACTAATTTTTACTCAATGTTGGTATATACATATTTCTAATCAAATATCAATAGCACTTGACTCACTTACGGAAGAGCAGATTCGACAACCAACATACGTTGAGGATGTCTTAGGATACGTAGCAAAGTGGAAAGTTACACATAACTTAACACCTATGTTACCTCTAGACGTTTTCAAGAAGATTTGGTGGGATAAAACTCTAAAGAATAAGCGGAGTACAGATGCAATTGAGTTAGAGCAGAAAATTCCATCGAATGATCGCACTATAATACATGCAAAGCAAAAAGAATATGATGCACCAATCAGACATGAAGGACACCGTGTATTATTACATTTCGTACATAATGAACATAGTTTCCACAACTTATATCATGCGCTGAGTAAAGCAGATTTTCTAATTGTCTTGAAGTTCATGAATACATGGAGAACAAAGATAGGAAGATCGTCAGATAAGATAGATCTAACTGATATTGAAGCAAGTGTTATGAAATGCGAAAGATGTATGGAAATCAAAACCAGAGTCAAACTAACATTACCAGGCGTGTACTACGCACCTCCAGGTGTAGGTAAAACTACAGCAATGGAGTCTGGACAAATAGTAGGAGTGGATACAGATTGGATAGGAGTTGGGCCAACATGGCGTGATTATAGCACTATCTTTAAGATGAAAATTCCAATCGTTACAAATCAATATACTGCATTCGTAGGATGTGGGTATAAAGTAACAGGTGTGGTAAAATCATCGATTAGAAAAGATTCAGAAGGAAAACCTTTTACAACAAAGCAACAACTGTTAAAATATGCGAAATCGCATCCAGTTGATGTACACTTCATTGTGTCAAGTGAAAAGAAGTTCTTCCAGGATCACGTGCTACGATTACAAATAATCCAGCAAATGCACTATCTAATAGCGAATTATTCAATGAATCAAATGCCATTCTATAGAACAGAGCAATCGGAAGAATGGGCTAAAACGTATCCAAAGTTACTACGAAAAGAGAAGTTCATAAAGTTATATAATATCAATAGATGACATATGAACTCAGACGACCTGAACGAAGGTAAAATAAAGAGACGAAATAAATCATGCCTTGAGCAAGTATGATAATTAATTTCTTTGAAGAATACCGGCGATCAGATGAAGACAAAACCAAATGACTATTATTGTTAGCTTTAAGTAGAGTAATAGAAGGTTTGAATACAAACAGGG